GGTAAGCACTCTGCCAGAGCTATGCAGCTTGCTGTTAAGTATTACAAAGATTCTGGTGGATCATACAGCGGTAAGAAAAAGTCTACTAATAAACTTTCAAAGTGGAGCAAACAAAAATGGCGCACGAAGTCAGGCAAACCCTCCAGCAAAACCGGAGAGCGTTATCTACCGGAAAAAGCAATCAAGTCCCTGTCGTCAAAGGAATATGCAGCGACCACCAAAGCAAAGAGAAAAGGGACTGCTGCCGGGAAGCAGTTCGTGAAGCAGCCAAAAAAAATAGCAGCTAAAACAAAAAGGTATAGGACATGAGTAATATAATAAAATGTCAAGAGTGTAATTGTTGTTGTCATTGTGACAAAGAAAGTTGTGAATGTAGGTGTGAATCTTGTAAACATTCTGCATGGGGTGACTCTACGGTGGATATGGAATAATGGCAGTATCAGGTACATATGATTTTAACCTTGATATAGATGAGGTTATACAAGAAGCAATAGAAATGATTGGGGGAGAACAGACCCTTGGTCATGAACCTGCGTCTGCTCGTCGTTCTATAAATCTTATGCTTAAAGATTGGCAGAATATGGGTGTACTTCTTTGGAGTACTTCTGTCTCTTCAGTTACAGTTGTTGCAAGTACTACATCTTATTCTTTAGATTCATCGACTATAGATGCACTTGAAGTTGTTTTAAATAGAGATAATACAGATCTTCAATTAACTCGCATTACCCCTGAAGAGTATTTGCTTATTCCTAATAAAAAACAAACAGGAAGACCAAGCCAGTATTCTCTTCGTAGAGGAGTAAATAATCCTACATTATCTGTTTGGCCTTTACCTGATAATTCTACAGATGTTCTTAAAATGGAAATTGTCAGTGAGTTACAAGATGTAGATAAATCTGCAATACAAAATGCTGATGTACATAAAAGTTTTCTACCGTGTTTAACCTGCGGTCTTGCTTATAATATGGCAGTAAAAAGACCCGGTATAGATATGCCAAGAATTCAAATGTTAAAATCTATTTATGAAGAAAAACTTTCCAGAGCTTTACTAGCGAATAGAGAAACAGCAGTGATGAAAGTTACACCAAGACTTCGGTATGTTTAATGGCAAGTACTAAAAATGCACTAGCTATGTGCGATACGTGTGGGTTTGTATATCCACATCGTATTATGAAAATGAACAGTTATGGGATGTTGGTATGCCCACAAGATTTTGAAGGACAGTTTGACTTGGAGAACCATCCTCAAAATCATGTGCCTGATGTGAGAGATAATCCAGCTATTCTTAATCCTCGTCCTGATACAGGTGGACGTAATATTACATGGAGTCAGGCCAGTACCGCATGGGGATCAACAGATAAGTATTGGAATCTAATATGAGCGATTTAACAAGTCAACTAATATCAAATACATATAAACAGATTATACTTGTTAGTTCTTCAACTAGCAATACTGGTGTAAATACTTCCCTGAAAGCGGTGCAGACAGGTGATGGAACTAACACTGCTCTGAAGGTAGCTACTAATGCAGTACAGATCACTGGTGCGTTGGGTGTCGGTGGTGCTGTATCTTTGGATGGAAGTCTTCATGTAGATGATAAAGTATGTGCAAGTTCTTTTTATGGCGATGGTTCAAACCTTAGTGGTGTAACTGCAACGATTGCTGGTAATATATCAGTAAGCAATGCCACAGTAGGCGGTAATCTCTATGTAGGCGGTACAGCCACAGTTGCTGGTGCTGCACACCTACAGTCTACTTTATCAGTTGGTGGGGCCGCACAGTTTGCCAGTACGGTAACTGTGTCAGGTGCAACACAACTACAAAGTACAGTAACTGCTGTTGGTGCAGCTACTTTTAAATCTACAGTTACAGTAGAGAATGTAGCAGCCCTAAAAAATAATGTAACTGTTGGTGGTACATTTGCAGTGGCTGGTGCAGCTACCTTTACCTCCAAAGCGGAGTTTGATAATGATGTATCAGTTAGCGGACGTTTGGATATTGCTTCTTCTGTTTGTGTAGGAGGCATTGCAAACTTTGCTGATGATGTATCAGTAAGCGGAAATATAAATGTAGTTGGTAATGTAACGGCTGCATACTATTATGGTGATGGTTCTAATCTTACAAATGTGGAAGCTGAACTTGGTATTGCCACAAACATCTCTGTATCAGGTTATATAAATGCTGGTGGTAATGTATCAGTAAGCGGTACTTTCAATGTTGTTGGTGCAGCAACATTTAAAGATGATGTAAGTGTAAGCGGCAATACTAATCTTGGCGGCACAGTTACAGTAGGTGGCGCAGTAAGTCTGGCATCCAGCCTTAGTGTAGGTGGAGCAGCTAATTTTGCAAGCACAGTAACTATTGCTGGTACAAATATTCAGGCATCAAATGCAAGAGTATGTGCAAGTGCATATTATGGTGATGGTTCTAATCTTACTGGAATTACTGCATCAATAGAAGGCAACATTTCTGTAAATAATGCTACGATAGGTGGTAACTTATTTGTAGGTGGTACTGTAACGGTAGCAGGGGCTGCAATATTTGAAGACAGTGTATCAGTATCAGGCAATGTGGATATAGCAGGTAACACCTCAGTAGGTGGAACTCTGATGACCACAGGAGCCGCCACATTTGATGATGACGTATCAGTAAGTGGTAATACAAATCTTGGTGGTACAGTAACTGTAGGTGGGGCAGTCAGCCTTGCATCAACCCTTAGTGTGGGAGGTGCAGCAAACTTTGCCTCTACAGTGACCATAGCAGGAGCTGTGAGCCTTAACTCTACTCTCTCGGTAGGTGGGGCTACCCATCTTGCCAGTACCGTCACAGTGGCCGGGAAAGCCATTTTTGAAGACAGCGTGTCTGTAAGCGGTAATCTGGATGTCGGTGGCAATGTTTCAGTTGGTGGAACACTCTTTGCTGCTGGAGGAATTACTTATGATGGAGATGTATCTGTCAGTGGTAACTTAGCCGTTGGCGGTAATACTTCTATTGGTGGTACACTCAGTGTTACAGGTGCAGTATCTCTTGCATCTACTCTTAGTGTAGGAGGAGCAACAAATCTAGCAAGCACAGTTACTGTAGTAGGTGCCGGTACGTTTAAAGATAGTGTATCGGTATCAGGTAATGTTAATATAGGCGGAACTGTAACGATAGGTGGTGCAGTATCTCTTGCATCTACTCTTAGTGTAGGAGGTGCAGCAAACTTTGGAAGTACTGTAACAGTAGCTGGTGCGGTATCACTAGCATCAACTCTTTCAGTAGGAGGAGCAGCACACTTTGCATCCACAGTTACAGTAGCTGGTGCAGCAATCTTTGAAGATGCAGTATCAGTATCAGGTGCGGTAAATATAGCTGGTAATACTTCTATTGGTGGTACACTTATAACCACAGGCAAGGCAGAGTTTGAAGATGATGTTTCGGTAAGTGGTAATACTGTTCTTGGAGGTACACTTAGAGTTGCAGGAGCAACATCACTGGAGGGTGCAGTTGATCTTAACAGTACGCTTACTGTGGCAGGAGCAGTATCACTTGCTTCTACATTATCAGTAGGAGGAGCAGCACACTTTGCAAGTACAGTTGATGTTGAAGCCGGTACTGTGAACATGAATCTTAATTCAACAGGCACTAATGCGGGAAGCGTTGTACGTTTCAGAAATTCCGGCACCAACATGGGAGTTATTCAGCTTGGTGCGACGGGTGGAAAATCCATGTTTTTTGATGTTGTAGATACCGATGGGATTATGTATTTCCGCACGCAAGGCGACACCAGCCGCATGACAATTGCCGCCGCCGGGACAGTCAACGTGGCTGGCACTTTCACTGCTGGCACGAAGACTTTTAGAATTGACCACCCGCTGCCAGCGAAGACAGATACGCACTATCTGCTGCACAGCAGTATCGAAGGTCCGCAAGCTGACCTGATTTACCGGGGCCGTGTCGATCTAGTGGCCGGGACAGTGGACGTAAACATTGATACTGCGGCGGGCATGACTGACGGCACTTTCGAGGTTCTTTGCGGTGACGTGCAGTGCTTCACTTCGAACGAAGACGGCTGGACCGCTCTGAAAGGTTCTGTTTCCGGCAACGTGCTCACCATCACGGCGCAGGATAATGCTTGCACTGATACGGTTAGCTGGATGGTTATTGGCGAACGGAAAGACGCTAAAATGATCGAATCTGAATGGGCGGATAATAATGGCAAATTAATCGTTGAGACTTTGAAAAGCACCCATGAATAAAAACTTATAGGAAAATATAGATAATATGTTTTATTACTTATCTGTAATAGGAATCTTAGTGTTGTCTTCTAATCAGGGTGTCATAGAAAGATCTATTACAGGTAGTTTTAATAACTTAGAAGCATGTCAAGTATATAAAGAACATGTTGAAAATATAATTAAACAAGTACCATCTGCAACAATATTTAAGTCTGAGTGTAGAGAGAAAAATAAAGAAAAAGGAAAGGCAAGTTAATGGCAAGCACATATACAACTAATCTCCGTCTGACAAAGCAAGCAGATGGAGAGAACCCAAACAGTTGGGGAGCTATTCTTAATGATGGAGTTATCAGTCTTGTTGATGATGCTATTGCTGGGTACACTACTGTATCACTTGGTAGTGCTGCAACTGTAACTTTAACTAATGTTCAGGGTGCTGGCGATCAATCTCGTTCTGCTATTCTTGAATTTAAAGGCACAGTTGGCGGCACTCACGATGATATTGTTGTCCTTGTTCCTAACAACTCTAAATCTTATATAGTTAGAAATTCTGTATCATATAATGATAGTACAGATTCTGTAGTATTGAAAGTTGCTGGTAATTCTGGTTCTACGCTTGAGCAGGGAAGTACTGCTCTTTATGTTACTAATGGTACAACTGTCCTACCAGTTACAAGTAATATTTTTAACAGTATTATTACAAGTGTTTTAACAGTATCTACTTCTGCTATGTTTGTTGATAATGCCAAAGCTAATTTTGGCACAGGCAGCGATCTTCAAGTTTATCATACTGGATCACATAGTTATGTTCAGGAAACTGGTACTGGTAGTTTGTATGTGGCTGGTTCTAATGTTATTATTTCTAATGCAGCCGCAACCGAAACCATGATTAACGCTACTGAAGACGGTGCTGTTGGTATTTATTATGATAATGCAGTAAAACTTGCAACAACAAACACAGGTGCTCAAGTTACAGGTACTTTTCTTGCCACCACAGATACTGATACATCTAATACAGGAAGCGTGACACTTGATTTTGCTGCTAATCAAAATTTTATACTGACACTTACCGGAAATCTAACGCTTGCCAACCCCACAACAGAACAAGTTGGTCAGGCAGGTGTAATTACATTTATTCAAGACGGTACTGGTTCCAGAACACTAACACTTGGATCACAATATAAAACAGCGTCAGGTGCTGGTATTACTTTGAGTACGGCTGCTGATGCTGTCGATGTAGTCCCATACTTTGTACAGAGTGCTGATAACATACTTCTTGGAGCAGTTCAGAAAGCTTTTTCTTAATGACGATGTTTTCTTCATTCTGGTTTCTTCAAGAAGCTACACTAACATATTCAGCAGACGCTACTAATGTTAATCTCCTGTCGGATGCTGTGGCTGTTGGCTTTGATGCTAGTGCCGGTGGTATATTAAATATTATTATTAATAGCGGAATAACATTATCTGGAACAACAACTAATGCAATTAGTTCAGGTAATTTTCCTGCTAATTCAATTGTTACGATAACAAATAATGGAACTGTTTCTGGATATACAGGAGATGTTGGTTCTGCGGGAGCGGATGGTGCGGTAGGTGGTGATGCGTTTTATGCTGAATTTACCGCCAGCGGTTCAACGTGGTCTATTATAAATAATGGAACATGGGGTGGAGGCGGCGGTGGAGGCGGCGGTGGTGCAAGCCGTTCGACTTTTTATGGTGGCGGCGGCAAAGGTCCGGGGTCTTGTTCCACTCCAACATACATAGGAAGCGCAGGAGCGGCAGGTGGTTTGGGAGAAGCGGGCGCTGACGGTAGTAATCCCGGCTCTGGGTCTGCGGATTGTATAAATTTTCCTGCTGGTGCTGGCGGTGCTGCCGGGTATGCTGTCAGAAAGAATGGGCTAACTATCTCAACCACAGGAACATTTTTAGGAACGGTCGGTTAAATGAAAATTCTTATTCCTTTTTCAGCCGGTGTTAATTCAACATATGCATTATGGCGTTGGTTATCTGATACTGATCATGAGATAACTGCAATCTGTGCTGAAGAACAGTGGTCTGATACTCCTAATAATGAAGAATCTGTTGTTGTCTGGCTAAAAGATAATATCCGAAACTTTGAGTTTGAAAAGATTCAATGGCCGGTTAATTATATTCCAAAACAAGAAAGTATAAGAGTTGGTTTTAGTAATACATTAGATATAGGTATGATAAAACCCCGATATCATGGATACAAAAAATTGATTGATGACAAAAAACCAGATGGTATTGTTATAGGTATAAGCTTGGAAAACACAGCAACTGATAACCATGAAAGACTAAGATATCTTTTTGAAACTGCTGGTGTAGATAACTATTTTTCAGGTAGTCGTGAGTTAATACCTATTGCTCAAGGCAAAGATTTTAATTATAATATGATTGCTGCTGATCTGATGGGTCGTTTTGAGCAGTGGGAGAAAATGCCTTCTGAATTAGTAAAACTTATTCCCAGTAAGTGTAACCCTCGTCACGATCCAAATGACATATCATATCGTTGTATGTCTTGTCTTTATGAAAGCGTCATAGAGAAACGTACTGATTTAAGCGGTGCCGAACTTGACTCAATTTTTGCTAAGTATGGTAGTTATGGAAAATGGCGTTCAAAAGCAAATCCTAAAACTTATATCTACAGAGGACGGCCTCATAATAAAGCACTTGAATTACTAGATATTAATTCAGGTTACGAAGATAGCAACGTCTAGATTAGTTTAAGTAGGAATATATTCAGATGACAAAACTAGCAAAGTTTGAATTTCAGCAAGGCTTCCATAGAGAAACTACGCAATATGCGGAAGGACAGCGTTGGTTTAGTGGTAACTATGTACGCTTCCGTGCAGGGCGTCCAGAGAATATGCGTGGTTACGAAACAAGAGCTTTAAATGCAACTTTTGATGGTTCAGCCAGAGCTTTAATTGCATGGGCAGATACAGACAATATAAAAAGAGCAATCTTTGGTACACCAGATAAACTATATGAACATAATGGAGATCAGCTATATGATATTACTCCAATAACGACAGCAGTTACTCTTGCTAATGTTTTTGGTACATCATCTGGAAGTACAAGAGTTTGTTGTTCTGCTGCTGGACATGGCAGGGCTGTAGGTGATTATGTATTGTTTACATCTTCAGCAGCTTTTAATGCTGTAAGTTTGCAGGGAAATACATATCCTGTTATCTCTGTGGAAAGTGCTAATGTATTTACTATATCAGTTACCGATGCTGCTAACGCTACGGGCAGTGATGCAGGATCAGCAACATTTAAATATTATATTCCAACCGGCTATTCTGTTGCAGCGGCTGGTCTAGGCTATGGTGCTGCTAAGTATCAAGCAACTGTATGTGCCTCCCAAACAAGAGCATGGAATCAACCAGCATCTGCGGGATCATCTGGCATTGTATTTGATATTACTCAGTGGAGTCTGGACAACTGGGGTGAGGATATTGTGGCTAATCGCCGGGGTGGTAATATATTTTACTATGATAGTGATGCTTCCACAATACCAACAAGAGCTACATCTATTACGACTTCTCCT